CTTTTCCAAGATCATGCGAGTTCGCCTTCCGGCTTACCCGTTTGTGACGGTTAGAGGTCAGAACCCTCGTAGCACTCCTCGCCCTGTAACGTTAGTTGCAGGACGTAGGAGACCTACTAGGGTTGTCCCCAGTCGTCGAGTTGATGTGCACACCAAGAAGCTTTGGCAAGCGACTTGGTGCGCCCTGATATCTTGTGGATTGGGAACTCGCGAAGGTGCCTGGGTTGTCAGGAAGTGGATGTCGCGGCTTTGCAACCGTTCTGGTTGGTTTGCTGTGGCCACATCTCTGAAGGAGGTGTGCGCTGTGCTCCGCTCTTCTGCTCTTGAGCAGAGGAGGGCGAAACTTCCGCCTTGCTCCCACTTCCCACGTCGTCTCCTCTCTTGGCTTGACAGTCGGCTCTCGGTTAAGGGAAAGCTTGCCTTCAGCAGGCTTTCCCGGGCGTTGCCAACGCTCCCGGAAGCCGAGAAGAGAGAGGCGATGTATAGGCATCTTTGCACCCTTGAACGGAGACATGTGACTCCTCCAGCTGTCCTGGAGTCTGTTGAGCAATATGTCGCCTCCAAGTTCAAGGGCAAGTTCCCAAGATTTACCGCGTACTCTGTGCCTTCGTCGTCTGCGGCGGTGGTTGAGTCTGACCGGTCGAAGGGTGGCTACAATGCTGTTGTTGCCTCCAAGGTCCGCCCGTCCTGGGCGGCCGTTGGAGCGGGGCTCTCTCGCGGTGGCGGACCACCGGAGGGGGCTGGCGCGTTGGCTGAGCCATCTCCTCTCGCTGCCAGATTCTTGCACTGCACCAGTTACCGACTCAGGCGTGATAAGTTCCTGACACACCCGGTTGCCATTTCTGCCGAGCGGAACGGAGTCGCTGCAACAGCGCTCCTCCTCCGGTCTGCAGTGGGTGTACCAGTAGTTCATCACGCGACCTGTATCGGGGAACTGGGACTGAAGGCACGAGTACTTACCATCCCTCCGGCCGCCTGTTTCACCCAAGGGGACCTTGTTAGACAGGTCCTCTGGCCCACAATCCTCCATGTACTCCCAGAATGTCTTCCATATGCCCAGCATACGGAAGATGGAATACTCAAAGGACTGGGGACCCTGGGTAGTGGTGAGGTCTTCCTTTCGGCTGACCTCTCCAAGGCTACAGACGGGTTTGGTCATGATGTGCTGATGGCCGTTGTGAACGGTCTTCGTCGGGCAGGTCTCCCTGCTCTTCACTGCACCGCACTCCAGGAGTCCCTTGGAGTGGGGCCTGTTGCACATCAAGTCCGCTACCGTCTTAGCCAGCTCCCAGAAGTGAGGTGGCCGGAGTTGAGGAACAAGTTCGTCACTGTTAAGGATGGTGGAGAAGAGTATGTGTACGTCCACAAAGCCAGGGGTTCCCTTATGGGTACGCCCTGCTCGTTCTCCATGCTCTCCATCCTCAACGCTTGGATGAGTTCGGGTCTGGGTCCTGCACGGATCATATGCGGGGATGATCTGGCCGCCCGAACAAGTCCGGAACTTGTTTCTTCCTATTCGCGTCGGGCCGACGCAATAGGAAGTGAACTCCATCAGGGGAAGTCTTTCAGGTCCAAGCTTGGCTTTGTGTTCTGCGAAGCCTACGCCCTGGTGAACCCAGGGGGCGACCTCCGGCCGTTTAGGCCGGCTTCCCTGAAGGAGTTTGTTCGTGATGGTAATGGGGTCATGTGCCAGAGTTCTGTGGACTCTTCTCAGTTCAATCGGCTTGCTAGGTGTGCCCGCACACTTTACAAACGTCAGCGAGCGACTGCTCTGAGGATGCAGAGGCCGCCTTGCCTGCCCGCCTCCCTTGGGGGGCTTGGGCATCCGTGCAAGGGGCGACTCCAGGTCCCCTCCCGTTGGAGGGCCGCGATCCTGGAGCTTTACCTCTGCGAGAACTCGGCCCATTCTGGGCCACATGACCCTACGCGGTATGTCTCGCCTCTCTCTGTTCCTGCTGTACCAACTTCGCGGGTTGCGTACCGCACAGCTGTGGGTCGGGTGAGGACCTGGTTCGACGACCAGTCCATCACAGAACCTCAACCGGGCGACAGCTTTATTACCAAGAAGCAGGCAAGCACATACACGTCGGTATGTGCAAACCTGACCTACATGGCACTTGGTAACAGGTTCAGAAAGGCGAGACCACAAGATATCAAGGTGGGAAAGCAGAGGTGGCCTAAGCCCATCGACGGTTGTCGAGGGGGGGTCTTGTCCACTC